AGCATTACTCAATGGTGGACAACAAATGATATTGTCACCACCAAGACACGGTAAAACAGAACTACTAATACATTTTGCTATATGGCGTATTATGAAAAATCCTAACATAAGAATTATGTGGGTAGGCGGTAATGAAGACATTGCAAAGAACTCTGTGTCATCTGTAATAGATACATTAGAATCAAACGAAGGACTTAAAGAAGACTTCTGTGGACCAGGAGGGACATTCAAACCTAAAACAAGAACAGGTAAGTCTTGGTCACAAAATGGTTTTACCGTATCAACAAGAACAGTACACGGTATAAAGTCACCAACAATGATAGGTATTGGTAAAGGTGGTAAGATTTTATCACGTGACTGTGACTTAATTATTGCAGACGACATAGAAGACCACGCATCTACAGCACAACCTAGTGCTAGAAACAATACAAAGAACTGGTGGACAACAACACTTGCATCACGTAAAGAAGAACATACAGCTATTGTTGTTATAGGTTCAAGACAACACCCTGATGATTTATATAGTTCATTACTTGACTCAGAGGCCTGGGAAACAATAGTTGAAGAAGCTCACGATTCAGGATGTTCTATAGCCGAACTAGAAGAAGAAGAACATTTTGACTGTATGTTGTGGACAGGATTTAGAAGTTACAAATGGTTAATGTCAAGAAAAAGAGATGCTATGACTACAGGTGGTTTACAAAGATTTGAAATGGTTTATCAGAATAGGCCAGGAGAAGGTGGAGCAACTATATTTAATATTGAGGCTATATCTCAGTGTATGGACACAAGTAAAGTTGTAGGCCAAATACCACAACACTCTTATTTAGTTGCAGGCTTAGACCCTGCAGCAACAGGTTACCAAGCTGCTTTTCTTTGGGCAATACTAGATGATGGTGAAGATGCTTTGTTACAAATGGTAGATATACAAAATAACAAAGGTGGTGGTATAGAAGAAGCATTACAGATTATTAAAGAATGGCACAGAGACTATAACTTATACCATTGGGTAATAGAAGAAAACAACTTTCAGAAAGCTATAAGGCAAGACCCTCGTATAAAAGATTATGCAAATAGAAATGGAATAATACTAGAGGGACACGAAACATACAAAAACAAATGGGATAGTCATTTTGGTGTTACATCATTAGCACCTATGTTTCAAGACAAGTTAATTGTTTTACCGTATGGCAATACTGAATCACAAGTTAAATCAGAAATGTATAGAAAACAATTATCCTATTTTTCTGCAAGAAGAAAAAACATATATAAATCTGATATAGTTATGGCTAGTTGGTTTCCTATTAAAGTATTAAGAAAGTTGCAAAAAGCACATTACTCTGATATAGGAATTGACTACACTCCTAGCTATGACGGCTTTGATATAGTAGAATGGAATGACGCTCCGTGGAGATAAATTGTTAGTTAAAGACATACTAGACAGAACAAAATATTTAAAAGCAATGCACGACCAAGCATTGCCTGATAGAGCTAGATTTCGTGCAATTATCAACGGAGGAGAACACGGTATAAAAGCTTTACTAGGTCAATCTTTATCTAGCACAGATGCAGATATGTTACCTGCTCCTAACTTATTACTATCAGCACTAGACAGACTTGCACAGAAAATAGGTAGAGTTCCTGCTTTAGATGTACATATCACAAACCCTAGAGATAGTGAAAGAAATAAAAAGAAAAAAGATAAGCTAGAACGTATTGTTACATCATACGACCAGTTTCAACAACTTGAATTACAGTTACCACAAGTGGCTAGATGGTTACCAGGATATGGATTTGCTGTATGGGTTATAACAACTAAGACTGACCCTCAAGGTCATACATTCCCTGTGGCTGAATTAAGAGACCCATACACTACATTCCCTGGTTATCAAGGTGCAAATCAAATGGCAGAAGAATTAGTGTCAATTAGAAATGTACCTGTTAACAATCTAATTCAAATGTATCCTGAACTTAAGAGTTATTTTGCAGAACGTAGTGATGAACAAGACGACCCTTATGGATTTACTGTAGGTTTATATAACAACTATGCACAAGAAGGTTCTTGGGAAAACTCAAATGACAATGGTGAGTTAATAGTAGAGTATATAAACCCTGAAGGAACATACATTGTACACGTTGCATCACAGAAAATAGTTGACTTTGTACCTAATCCACTGAAATCAGGCCCTGCTTTTGTTTGTGCTAAAAGATATTCTTTTGACCAAATACAAGGACAGTTTGACCAAGTAATAGGATTAATGGCTGCTATGGCCAAAATCAATGTTATGTCAGTTATTGCTATGGAAGATGCTGTATTTACAGAAACAAACATAGTAGGTGAAATAGAATCAGGACAGTATAGAAAAGGCCGTAATGCTATAAATTACTTAACACCAGGTTCTCAAGTAATCAAACCAGTAAATAATTTGCCTTACCAGTTGTTTGAATCTGTATCAAGAATTGAAAGACACCTAAGAACAGTAGCAGGTTATCCAGTAAGTGATGATGCTATATCTCCTAATTCTTTTGTTACTGGTAGAGGCCTAGAAGAATTAAATGCAGGTATAGGTGCTATGGTCAACGAGTATCATAAAGTATTACAATTTGCTATTCAAGAAATAGATTACAAAAGATTAGAGCTAGATGAGTTAGTTTTGAACAAACGTAAACCATTAGTAGGAACTATTAGAGGTTCTGCTTTTGCTGAAAACTACACACCTAGTACAGATATTGATGGTAATTACCTTACAAGACGTAAGTATGGAGCTATGGCTACATTTGACGAAGCAAGTAAAGTAGTTACAGGATTACAGTTGCTACAAGCAGGCATAATAGATAAATCTACAATGCAACGTGAAATGGATGGTTTAGAAGATTTACAGGCTATAAATGAAAGAATTACAAAAGATAAGGCCGAAAGTGTTATGTTTGATTCTTTATTAGCACAAGCTAGTCAAGGAGACAGTAAAGCACAAATGGCCTTGGTTGATATTTATAATAAACCAAATCAAATGGGTGCAATACTTAAGAAATTTTTTACAGCAGATGAACCTGCTATGAGTCCACAAGAACAAGCAATGGCACAGATGCAAGGAGTAGGCGGCCCACCACCACAACCTGGAGGAGGTCAACCACCAAGCCCTGAAGAAGTGCTAGGCCTAATTAATCAAGGAGCATTACAACAAGCTCCTTTAGGAGGAGGATAATGTCTGAACCTTTAGATTTTGAAAGAAACAACAGAAGATTTCACGAAATTGTAATGAATGAAGAATGGGAAGTAAATAAACTTGATGTTGCTGAGTTGTACTTAAATGACCAACTAGCAGATTATCAAAGAGACACATTAGATAATGAATGGAGCAATATGGATGGATTAACAATTATTTACGTTCCAGGGTATGGAAAGTTGCAGATGGTTTGGGTAGAAGATGACCCGAGGTAGTAAAAAAGCATTTGCTATAGATGCACAAAGAGGTGAAGGTTCTGCTGAAAGAGAAGATTTACTTAGAGCAGCACCATTAGAAGCAGAAGTTGCAGATTACACTCCTGCTGTAGAACCACTTCCTGAAACTGCACAACCACCAAGTCCATTAGCAGGTAATGTATTTAGAGGAACTGAAAAACCTAATGTAGAAATAAAAGACACTTTACCTACAGTACCAGGGTTTGAAGTAGATAAACCTGAAGGTTTAGATAGAACTAATGCAATATTAGCTGCAATAAATGATTTACTGGGAGGTAGCGAAGAAGCAACGGCAATGATGAGGTAGTATGGGAATATTTGGATACGAGCCAGTTGATTTAGAGCTAAACAGTTATAACAATCGTCAAGCAAGAGAGAAGCAATTCAAAGCTATCAAAGATACAATTTCTAACAAACCTGAATTAGGAAATAACTTAGAAGAAATTGTAAATAAGTTTGGAAATATATTACCAAGAGATGTAATGGTAGGTTCTGCTTTAATGGGATTTACTGTTGATAACCCTGAACTATCTTCTTTAGTTAGAAGACAAATAGAACTAGATAACGAAAAGAATGAAGCTGTTTTAAAAAAAGCAGGAAATTTTGGTAAAGGATTTGTACGTTCTGCATTTGTAGGTATGGATTCACTAGCAGAGTGGCTAATAAAAAGACCATTTCAAGCAGGTGTTAAAACACTAACTGAAGCAGGCCAAAGTCCTTTTGCTGCTTATGCTGCAATGTTTGGAAGCCTTGTTACAGGAGGTTTAGGTGACGAAGTAATATTTAACTCAATGGGCCTTGGAAAGCAATATAGTGAAAATAAAAAAGAATTAGGCCCTACTCAAGCAGGAATGGCTATAAGAAAATTAGCTAAAGGAGAGAGGGTAAACTTAGGTGAAGGGTTTTTTGGTAACTCTACATTAGCAAGAGATACAGAAATATATAAAGAAGTAGCTTCACAAATACAAGACCCTAGTCAATTAGCACAAATTGAAAAAGTTATACAACAACAATTAGGTACTCCTATTACACAAGTTGAAAGAGATAGAGTAGAAAACAATTTATACAAGGGTGTTGTTGTAAGTCCTGGTAGAGTTGCTGCTATAAATATAGCAGAACCAGGTACAGATAGATTTAAACTTGTTTCAGGTCTTATAGATGGTGTTGTAACTTTAGGTCTTGACCCTGCAAACTTAGCAGGTGGTTGGGCAAATACAGCTACAAAAGCAGGTAGACAGTTTGTAACAAAAGTAAACAATCCTGGTATGGCTAAAGCTAGAAGAGTGTTAACTGCAGACGTTTTTCAAAAAGTAAATATTGTAAATCCTAAAGGTGGAGACGATTTAATTAGATATGTAGATGTAGGTGACTTGTATCTGACCCAACCAAAATATACCTTTGATGAATTAAATATGTTAGCAAAAGAAAGAGGCAAAAGAGGTGCATTTTATGCAAGAGAGGCGAACGGTAATATTATTACTAATACAGATTACTACACCCGTGGAGGAGCATCTTTTTGGCCACAAAACTTACGTGATTCTGCTAGAGGACAAATAAAAGTATTTGACCCTGGTGGTCCTTCACCATACACTAAAACTCTTGGTGGTTATGACATATTGATTGAAAACACTCCTGTAAGAGCTAAAGGTTTTAGTAAAGAGAGAATATTTATAGATAGAGATAAATTATTAAAAAGCAGAATTTTTAAAAATGCAGATGGAACATACGGCACAGACGGTGCTGCTCTGAAGGGTAAAAAATTTGCAAGTGAAGAAGAAATTATAGATTTTGTTTTGGCACACGAAGCGGAACACGCTTTAAATTATATTGGACAAGGTGATAAAACTGTACAAAAATTGCACGCAGCTAAAGTAAAAGAAATGCGTAGAGCTAAAGAGTTAGGTGTTGACCAAACTGATAATTATGCAGAAGTTAATAGAAAATATGAAAGAGCTATAAATGAAAAAGTATTAACAGAATTAGAAAATGGCACAATACGTAATTATAGGGGACGAAGTATAGATGTTAATAAAATGAACTCAGGTTTATCACGTGTGCTTAGACCTTCTTTAAATAAGACAGTATTTGAAGATTGGCATAGTACTACTGGTAAAAAAATATATGATTTCTTATATGACAATATACAAAAAGGTGGCATAGATTATGAAGCAATTAGAAAAATACTACCTGATGTATCGCCTGCAACAAAAGGAAGAATACTAAATGCTGCTAATGGAGATGAGATTGGTGACATTATTGCAAAAGAAGTAAGAGCAGGAAACATTTCTAAAAGGCTCGACCCATATAGTTTTACTTTTAGAGGTGGTGTATCAAGACGTTTAGGAAAAGTATTTGGAACAAACAATAAATTATTAGATGATGGTAGTCGTATAGACTTTTCAGATATGGGAGACTTTCTAGGGGTGGGTGCTGTAATAGGACGCAAGTCTACAGACAATGCAATATCAAGAATGTTTAAGACAATAGCACCAGGAAACATAAATGTTTATTCACATACTGTAGGCTACAAACAAATGGAAGACTTAATATCTGCCTTACCCTTTTCTAAGAAACAAAAAAAGAAATTGTATGACGAACTTATACAAAGTAATACCAATATACAACAAGGTATGTTAGAAGGTAGAAAGTATTCTCGTATAAGAATTACAGAAGAAATGTACAATTTGTTATTAGGAAGTAAAGAAAATCCAGGTGGAGTATTGACTGAACTTAACAAGTTAATGAAAGCTAAAGGTTATGGAAAAGAAGTATCTAGCGGTATAACAAAATTTATAGCTGAAGTTAGAGAATCAAGAAGATACTGGCAATCACTTGTTGGAGATGAAATAGTAGATGTAGGTTTTACTGGTGCTAAATCTACAAGACCAGGAGCTTCTGCATTAGGTTCAGCACAAGCACAATTAAAATTAGATGAATTAGATGGCTTAGTCAATAAAGCAGATAGTGATGCAATACAAGATTTCTTTTATAGAAATTATGATGGTGATAAAGAGATAGCACAACCAACAGCACAACTAATGACAGAGATGCTTACTGGTAATATACCTTTACCTGATATGCGTGAAGTATATAGAATACTTGGTGAATTTAGAAATAACCTATACAAACTAACAGGACTAAGTAGATTACCATTTACTCCATCAAGAATAGATTTACCACAAGTATTAAGTAAAGAAAATAAATTTTTTAAACTTGTTGATAGCGTGTATGATGATGACTTTGCAATAGCAGCAAGGGAAAATAAAGAGTTTGCTGAATTTTTAAGTAAGTGGGAATACCCTGATTATGCAACTTTACAAAAACGTGGTGATATAAAAGATTTTAGAAAATATGTAGAAAAAGCACAGCAAACTGCAAGAGATGAGTTGTATGATGCTTATAAAAAATTTACTGGCAAAGATGCACCTAAACAGTTTGATGGTGAATTACTAAGTATATTTGGTTCATTAGATGAAACAGAAATGATACAAAGTGCTGCAAATGCAGGTAATATAGCAAGCAATGCTGTGTCACAAAGAATCGCTAGATTGTTTTACAGAGTAGATAAAAGTGCTACAGAAAACAATAGACTTGTTAATACTGCTATAACAAGGTACGCAAACAATATAGTTAGTCAGGCGTGGAAACCTTTACAGTTATTAAGATTTGCTTGGACTGCAAGAGTTATATCTGAAGAACAGTTACGTATGTATGCTGCAGATATGGGCAATATGTGGACAAGTCCTTGGTCGTTATTTGCTTATGCCTTTGGTAAAAAAGCAGGTAAAGATATATTAGGTTCTGATATTCAAATGTCTTTAATACATAAGATGGCAATGTCTAAAGGTTCACAAGGCCTTATTATGAGAAAAGGAACTTCAATAGATAGATTTTATGATGTAGTTAGAAAAGAACTGTCTTTAGGTGAAACTGCATCAAGAAGTAGATATGCACAAGGATGGGCAACTGAACTTACTCAATTAGCTAATGATGACTTATCTGTGGCTATCGCCCAAGTAATGACTAACAAAAGCAAACAATTTAAATCATTAGATGATATTGCAAAGCATTTAACTAATGAATCTAACAAAGGTGATATATTGTATGAATCTTTTAAAGACTGGATTGATTCAGGAGATTTAATATCAGGCCCTACTAGACAAAAAATAGGTAATGATTTGGACAGAACACTTGAGTATCTTGAAAGTATACAGGCAAGGATAGTAGATAAAACAGGTGGTACTTTTAAAAAGTATATATTAAAGGATGGTAAAAAAATAGAAATACCACTTAACGTTATGTACAGAAATTCTGCAGACCCAAATGGTTTGCCTTTACGTATGTACTATGAAATTGATGAACTTAATTCATCAAGACGTTTTATTGATGGTATAGCAAAGAGAGAAATATCATTTTTAAAAACAAAGCCAGGTAGCAATGTAGAAGAGTTTAGAAGAATTAAGCTAGGTGGAGAATCTATGTCTGATAAAAACTATGATGAGCTAGTAAAAGAGTTAGCTAGACAAGTAGAGTATGGCCCTGAAATAGTTAAAGTATCAAGACGACTAGACAAAACAGGAACACTATCAGATGTAGTAATAGACAAATCTGTTAAAGCAACTAACGCATTGTTTGATTTATTTATGTCAGCTCCTACAAATAAATTATCTAGGTCCCCTGCTTTCAAACAATTTTACTGGAGAAGAGTATCAGAGTCTGCAAAAGGTTTAGAGCCAAGAGCTTTACAAAAAGTTATACAACAAGCTAAAAAAGCAAAGGTAGATAAAAAAGTTATAAGACAATTAGAGGCTACCCCTGGAACTGTTGGTGGTATTACAGAAGCAGGATTAAAAGATTTTGATGAGTTAGCTAAATCATTTGCTTTAACAGATGTTCAAGACTTACTTTATGATATAAACAGACGTTCACAGTTTTCAGAAGCGTTAGAGTTATTATTCCCATTCGCAGAAGTCCACAAAGAAATAGCAGGAACTTGGACTAGGTTAATTAAAGATAATCCAACAAAATTAAGAAAAATGTATATTACTGTAGATAGTTTGAAGGAAAGTGACCCAACAGGGTTTGATGTATTAGGTGGAGATTCTTCTGACCAAAATAGTAGCTTTATATATACAGACCCTCTTACACAAGAACAAGTATATGTTATACCTGCATTCGACCCAGTATTTAACAATATATTTCAAAATATAACAAATATACCTGGTTCAACAAGTCAACAAAATATTAACAATCAACTTCAAGGTGATGACCCTAGGTTCCAAGAATTGTTACAAGAAGGAATGCCTAATGTAGGTGCAGATGTCAGAATGAGAACTATAGGTTTTACATCCTCTGCAAACATAGTAGCAGGAGGTGTATTACCTGGTGTAGGTCCTGCAATACAAATCCCTGCAAGATTTTTATTACCTAACAAAAAAGAAAAATCTGCTATTTATCAAACTATATTTCCTTATGGAAAAGGCGACTTTATATCTACCTTTGTACCATCCTGGTTACAAAAAGTAATTGGAGCTTTTGAAGCTGGTACAGATGAATGGAATCGTGCATATACAAATACATCTAAAGATATATTAAGAGCAAAAGTATTATCAGGAGATATTGTTATAAACAGTCAAGACGATTTATTAGAAGCATTAAACGTTATTAAAAGACAAGCTACATTTATGACAATCCTAAGAGGTGTAGTACAGGGTGTATCTTTAACAGGAGGTAGCTTTAGATTTGAAGCTGCAGTATCTCCAGGTGGTGATTTATATTGTGACTTAGGACGTATGAGAGATTTAGGAATAGACCCTGAAGGTAAGTACTTTGCATTCAATGTATTAGCTTCTGCTTATTACAGAATATATTCTGAAAATGAAGGGGACCAAGTTAAGACAATGCAAGAGTTTACTAACTTGTTTGGATATGACCCTACTGCTTTACTTATATCTAAATCAAAAGAAATAACAAGAACACCATACACTATAGACAATCTTGATTATGCAAAGACTAATGAAACAATGCAGTATGCTTTTGAAAATCATCCTAATGTGGCTTACTATTTAAGCCCTGATATTCCTATTGATGAGTTTAGTTATCAGGGATTCGTAGATGCTTTTGATGAAGACAACATTTTAGGGATGGTTGCAAGACAAGATTTAACTTTATCAGAATGGGCTTTGCTATATAATCAAGTTGCAGGTAAGTTTGCAATGGAAAACTTTAGAAGAGAAGTATCAAATGTTGGTGGAAGTAACTATGTAGGTAGCGATAAAATTAGAAATGAACTACTTGGTAGAGCTAATGATTCTATAGTAGAAATGTTTCCAGGATATGATGTAAGGCCTAGAACAATAGGTACTGCAGACTACGAACAACTTGAGCGTGAAATAAGACGTATGATAAATGACCCTCAGATTCCACAAAACTCAGAAATGGTAATTGCAACTAAAGTATATTTAGAATCTTTAGATGTATTTAGAAGTAAGTTGCAAGTTAAATTAAATAGTCCTGATGTATCAGATAAAAATTACTTTGGATATGAAGCAAGGAGAGCATTAGAAGAAAAAGCAAAAGAATTGTATACTAGGTATCCACAATTTTATTTTATATACAATGATATTTTTAGACCACAATTACAAGAAAATGTTAGTAAACTATTACAAGAAGGAGCAGGATTACCGTGAGCGTTAAATATGCAGACATAGAATCATTACAAGATATATTTGAATTTGTAGATGCAGGTAATCAACTTACCGCGTCACAAGTATCATTTCTTGCTAATAAATTAGATATTGATAGAGACCGTATTGCACGAATAGCAAATGCAAGCCAAGAACCTGAACCTGAAGAATCTGATAATAAATCTCTTACTAGCTCAGAACTTTTAAATATATTTACTTTAGAAGATATAACTGAGCTTTCACTAGATGGTCGGACGTTTGACGACTTCCAAATAAAAATTTTAGCAAAAAGTTTACGTGTTCCTGAAGCGTCAATAAATAATGCGATAGAACAAGGATTTGCAGAATTAGCTGATGATGTAAAAAGAGTTGGACCTGCAGGTGGACCAGGTGCAGGTGGTGCAACTTTATCAAGTCCAGTACCGTTAACTGATGTTGACTTTGATTCTATACCTCCTAGTCCTTCTTACATATTTGGTTCTCCTGGAGGTAAGCCAAGTGACAGTGTCAAAGTAATAAGGGAAGCAGAAAGCGACAGGGTTTTACCTTTAAACTATGAAGACACAATTACTTACTTGCTAGGTATTGGTGTTAATGTAAAGTTTTTAGGATTAGATACTCCTGGTTATCCACTAGGTTACAGGTCTAGGCAAGAGGGTGGAACTTTAACTGATGATAAGTATGGAGACTTTCCTGTATATCTTCCTGATATGGCTGATTCATTATTCGGAGATTTAATAACTAGCGAGACAGAAATTATAAATTTACAAAGGAAGTTAGTAAATGCAGGTTATTTAACTACTACATTTGAACCTGGTTCGTTTGACGCTGCTACAGAACAAGCAACAGAGATAGCTATGGGTGTCCATAACTCAGACGGTAGAACACCTAATGTACCTGAAATTGCAGGAGCTTTATTAGATTTTTATGGAGTAAAACCTGATGGAACACCAGTAGATTCAACTATGTATGGATTTACACCTGAAAGAGCTTTAGAAATAAAACAGTTTTTGTTAAATGAATTAGATGTAGATATACAAAACGAAGACCAAAGAATACGTGATGACTTAGTTGTAGAAGCACCAAGACTAGATGAGGAACAAGCTGCTTACACAATGTTACAAGTATTGCAACAACAATACGGTTCTCTAGGTATTAGATATGACAGCATTTCTAATGCAAGCACATTGGTAAATAAACTTCTTAAAAACGTAGCAGTAGAATCAAAGATAAAAGAAAAAGAATCTATTGCAGCTAGTAAACGTGCTGCAGAAGCAGCTTTAGATAAAGAGACAAGACTAAATGTACTAAGACGTGCTAATCCAAACTTATCAGATGATGAACTAAAAGAACTCTATCCTGAAACCTTTGCAATAGAAACTGTAGATGTAGTAGGAGAGTTAGGCCCATTTGGTGAAGGAGTAGGAAACTTTAGAGAAAACTTATTTGCAAATAGACTACAAAGAAGTATGCAAGATTTATTACAACCTGAATTAGATTTAAATGAAAAAAGAAATAATATTAATCAAGCAACTTCAAACTTTTATAGGGCTGCAAGAGGTGCAAGAAACTTAGTACAATCCGCACCTTCTTTAAACAGAGGTATTAACACGTGACACCTGCACAATTAGCAGGACTTCTTATAGCAGCAGCTACACAATTAAAAGGTGCAGGTATGCCATTAGAAGTAGACCCATCAGAAAACTTTAACGATTTAGCAACTCTTGTATCTATTGCATTTGCAGAAAGTCAACAAGGTGAGAATATAGGTACAGGCCAATCAATCCTTACAGATGAAGAAGGTAACAGAGAACAATCATTTGGGCCATTTCAAGTAAATAAATTTTGGTATAAAGATAGAAATGATAGTGGTGATACGAGTGTAGTAAACAACAAATACACAGATGTCTTTAATGATAAGTCACCTGAAGAAATGGAGAAATTAGTTCAAGACCCAATAAATGCAGCATTAGCAGCAATAATTATTGCTAACAGTAATAATGGATATGAGAATTGGTCTGTGTATAATAGTAAAGTATATGGTATTAAAGACCAAAATTTTGAATCAGAGTTTTGGCGTACTGGGTTTAATACTGCTGCAGCAGAATATTATAAGATACCTGAGGAAGATATGAATAAATTTAAGCCAACAGTACAAGGCCCTGAAGGTGAGCCACCTAGGGATGAAGAAGATAAAGTAAGTAAAATAGAAACTTCAGAAGGTAACCTAGGTAAAGCAATGAGAGCTAGAGGCTATGGTGAGAGAGAAGTTGTTAGATTTCAAAGGGCATTAGATAAATTAATTGCAGACTTTTTTCCTGGCCAAGAAGATAACGAAGAAGTTATTAGGCAAACAACAATAGCTGCAGCACAAACTATAGGTATGCCTTCTAATGCTATGACGCTAGAAGAATCACAGAATATGGATGCAGTCAATTCAGTAGTAAAAGATTTTGTTTACAACATAGGAAGACAGAAAGCTCTATTAAATAAATAATGAAGTACGAAGTATATCAATTATCAGACGGCACTTATAGTATCAGACCTATTTCAGATGGAGTAGTTGACGGTGTAACAATCTTTGCAGATGCAGCAAGAGCTATGATAGCTGCAAATAAATTAAACGCCGCACAGAAAACAGATGAAGAAGATTCTGATATAGAAGTAGAAACTACTATTGTTCCTGATGAAGTAAGGATTGTAGATGGTAAATACTACTATGTATATTCTATTGACCCTGAAGAAGTTAATCTACCTGCTAGTGAACCTACAGTATATTTTTATTATGTATCTGATTACTTGTATGACCCTGCTAAGGGTGTTCCTCAAAAAGAAGGCATTGATGATATAGAAGATTTTGCAGTAAGTTTTGGAAACTTAGAAGAAATAGATGGCGACCTAAGAGGTAATCCACTAGAACTATTAGCTGCTGATATATTTAATGAAACAAAACGTAATCCATTTTTATTACTAAAAGAAGAAGAAGGTGCTGTAAACAATCTAGGAGAAGATGTTGGTGGTCAATATGCTACTCTTTACACATACTTAGAAGATTTATTTGAACAAAAAGGGTATGACACAAAAGATTATGATTTAAGAAGCCCTGCTTTGATGGCTCTGTCTGCTGAAGAAAGAGCATACGCAACAGCTTTATTCTTGGGAGATGATGTAGAATCTAACGCTTCACTCAGAGCTTTACAAGATACAGCTATGTTTGAAGTCTCAAGCCTTATGTTAAAATATGGCCTAACTGATATGGATGAGGAATTAGTAAATACTTTATATGATATGAGATATAAAGGAAAGTTAAATACCAAAACACTATCTGAGCAATTTAGATTAGCTGTCTTTACAGAATTACCTGGCTACAGAGACCCAAGAATTGTGCAAGCTATGAAAGATAACAATATAAGACAAGCATCCTCCAAAGCATATATGAAAAAAGTTGATGACAGGATTAATTCTAAATTAGGTAAAACATTAGGTTCAGGATTTACTAAAGAAGATAAACAGTTTTTAACAAATGTTTATGGACTAGATGGTGGCGAAGCTATATTAGATGCAGAGTTACAATCTATATGGGATAGTAATGTCTCTGAAAAGTATCAAGGAAGAAACTATGCAACAGTTATGGCAGGACTAAGGCCTGTGTTATTACGTGAAGGTAACTTTGATGAGAATGGTAGAGATGTAGATTTTGTTCAAGACTTGTTAAGGTCAGAAGAAGATGTTCAAAAGAATGCAAGAAAATATTTCTTAGGAGTAGGAGACCAAGGAGCATTGAACAAAATGGCAAGTACACTTAAAGGCTCAGGATTAGGTAATGTAATCAGAGGCGGAGCTGCTACAGGAGTTTACTAATGGAATTTTCAGACGAAGTATTACAACAATTTAGTATTAGCAAAGGCCTAGTAGAAGAAGATGGTACTTTAAATTTATACGTAAATGGTGCGTTTAAAGAAGTAACAGATGATGAAGGATTAATTAGAGAACTTACTGGAGATGGTGTAAGAGTTGCTATAGCAGCTAATCTTGTAGGAAGTTATGACCCTGATAATCCTGGAACAGCAGATACATCATCTGCATCAGGACTTACTAGCACACAAGATTTCTTCGATTCTCTTACAGCTATATTTGAAAGTTATGCTACAGGTGATGATGATGAAGAAGTACAGATAGAAGAAGAAATATTAACACCTTCACAAATAGAAGACTTAGTACCGTGGTTAGCAGGTAAAGGAGACTTACTTAATACTTATACAGAGGCTTATGTTGAAACTGGTAATGGAGATTTCTCTATTGCTGCAGTAAGACAATCAGAAGATTACGCAAAATATTATCCAGGCATAACTAGAGATGATGGCTCTCTAAGAATGAATGAAACTCAGTATGAACAAACAAGAGAAGGATACTTTAGAATTTTACTGGAAAATGGGTTGAATCCCACAGTGTTTGATTCTGCAGGTAAAGTTGCAGAGTTAATTGCAGGAGACGTTGATGTTCCTGAGTTTAGAACAAGAGTAGAAGCAACACGAAGAGCATTTATTGATAATATAAAAGCTGATGAAATAAAAGCATATTACCAAGCAAACTTCGGTGTTGACCTATCTGACAACGCAGTGTTTGCAGCAGCACTCGACCCCGATATGTCTAGGGCTATTTTGTTAAATCAAATAGATGTATCAGAGTTAGGTGCTGAAGCAGCATTAAGAAACTTAGATTTGAATACAGACCAGGCACAAAGATTACTACAAGCAGGAATAACTGAAGAAGGTTCAACTAGATTGTTTGCTAGAAGTGCTGACCAAATAAGAAGACTATCAGAATTAAGTGCAGCACAAGGTAGAAACACCCCTATAAATCTACAACAACAATTAGATGTACAAGTATTTCAAGACCCTACTGCAATAGAGGAACAGAATAGAATATTACAACAACAACAATCTGCTAGCTCTGCACAAATGGGTGCAGCTAAAACTCAAACTGGAGAGGTTGCAGGCCTCGAAGAAAGATAGTATACTACATATAGTGCCTGTCGAGGTCGGCACTCTAAATATAGGGTCGTAAATTCGGTAACGCCACCAAGGTGCGTTATCTGTCATTCGTAAACCCTTGTGTAAAATCCCTTTAATTACCTAGCGATTATGTTATGGGATATTTATATGCTAGAGAAGATGGAGAAAATTATGGAAGATATTAAACCAATAGAAGATACAGAAGTTGTAGATGAATCTACAGATGGTATCAAACAACTTAGAGAAGAGTATAAAAAGCTAAAAGCTGAGAATAAACAGTTTAAAGCTGATGCTATGAATACTGCTTTAGGTTCATTAGGACTTACAGCAGATAAAGGTATCGGTAAGGCCGTTACAAAACTCTATGATGGTGATGTCACAGTAGAGGGTATCAAGGAGTTTGTTGCTCAAGAGTTTGGAGAAGTTAGTAGTTCTGAACAGCCTAGTGCAGCTCCTGCAAATAATGTAGTTGAAGCTCAATCACGTGTAGAGCAGCTTAATAAAATTGGTGTAAATGCAGAACCTGTTGACGTAGGTCAAGAGTTTCTGAACTTCGTAAGTGACCCAAATACAAGTGCTAAAGATTCTATGAACGCAAAACTGCGGATGCTAGATACTTTAGCCGAACAAGACAAGTAATAATTTATATAGGAGAAGATAAAAATGGGAGCAATTAGCTTAGGTGCATCAAGCACTACAATTTATGCTCAACATATTAATAACTTCACTGGTGAATTGTTTAAAGTTGGTGGTCAAAGAACACCTCTACTTACTGCAGTTGGTGGTTTGAATGGCGGCAAAACATTAAATTCTACATTTTGGCAAGTCCAAGTAGAAGATAATGCAACCGTTTCTTCAGAACCAACTAAAGGTCAAGAGGGTTCTACACCTACAGAATATCTTGGAAGAGACAGAGCTGCATATACTTATGTAACTCAGATTTTCCACAAGGGTGTACAAATGACATACACAGCTTTAGCATCTACACAAAACCAAAATCCTTTCGACTTATCTGCAAACATTGCCAACTTTTCTGATGGAACAGGCGGCAACACAGCAGGTGACAAGTTAGCACTATTTGGTGGTAGCCCAGTGGCAGATGAATTTGCTTTCCAAATGGAAAAAGCAATGGAAAAAGTAGCAAGAGAAGTTGAGTGGTTTGCATTCAACGGTTCTTTCTCTGACGGTGCTAATACCACCCCAGGTGATGGAACTAGAGAAATGTACGGTCTTGACGTATGGATTACCATAAACAAGAACGCCGACAACTCTGCAGCAGTCAACCCATTAGGCGGTAACTGCTACTACAACGACACAGCAGGAGACGGAACTGGTTCGGCACAAGTTATATCCTTTAAGACTATTTCAGAGTCATTAAAGAGAATGTATGACAACCACGCACCAATGACAAACCCTGTATTATGTGTTAGTCCAAAACAATTACTAGACCTTAACAACGAGCTTGTTAAAGGTACAGTTGATATAGCAGGTGCAATCATTCCTAGAGATAGAAGTGTTGCAGGTGTTGACATTGACACAATCATTACACCATTCGGTTCAATCGGACTTATGGTTATTGACCCTGATGTTATGCCAACAGGAACTGCTTTCATCTTAGACTTAGCTTACATACAACCAGTATTTACCAACATCCCAGGATTTGGTACTGTGTTCGTACGTGACTTAGACCAAGATGCCAATGCTAGAATTGGTAAAGCAATTTATATGGAGATGGGATTCGAGTTCGGACCTCCTTCATATCACTGCAAAATTCAAGCAGTAGCATAAACAATTTGAAGATTAGGGTGGAACTCCACCTCCACCCTTTTCTTCTGCTATAGTAAGGAAGATATGATTAAATCAAAACAGGCTTTAATAGATATTTCTGCAGACAACAATAACTCTCTTGGAGTTCAAACAGAAGGTATGTTACTTTGTGGTATACAATTTCCTGCAGCTATGACAGGTTCAAATATAACATTTGATTTCTCAATGGACAATTCAACATTTGTTGATGTTAAAGAAACAGATGGAACTGATGTAAGCTACACAGTATCAGCAGGAGACATTGTTAGAGTTGACCCATCAGGTTGGGCCTTTGCCAGTAATGGTTACATAAGAGTTACCTCTGATGGAAACGAAGCTGCAGATAGAAAATTAATATTACACTTTAGACATAGTTAGGAGACCCAATGAGCAATATTGGTAACCTAGTAGATAGAACCTACAGGGAATATCTTGAACCTATGGACGACCTAGTTAGTTATACAACACTATCTACAGGCATAAACAATTCAGTAACAACTTTAACTTTTAATGGTGACTTGTTATCTGTAGAAGAAGAAGATGCTATGGATGCAGGTACTGTCATTGAAATAAATCAAGAGCTTATGTTGTGTACAGATTTAAACGCTGTAACTAACACAGTTACCGTAACTAGAGGTGCAAGAGGTACAACTGCAGCAGCACATACTGCAGGTGATTTAGTTAAAATTTCACCACCATTCCCACGTAAAAATGTATTTGATGCTGTATGTGACCAAATAAAAAATTTATATCCTACATTATTTGCAGTAGAAACTAAACAAGTATCAGCTAAAGTTGGGTATATCCCATTGAGTGGTACAAATGATAATTACTTAATAGCTCCAATAAAAGCTATATCTCAATATACAGATTTTTCTGCAGGTACAGATGACACAGGTATTGTATATTCAGGTGTTACAGTAGAACTTGTAGACCTACCTAACCCATTTACTTATACAGATTCGGATGGTGTATCACAAACAATAACATATAGTAACAATGGACCTAACAAAGTAAATGCTGTTCAAGTGTATAACGTAAACGCAGGCCATACAGTGTATATCACATTTAAAAAGAAATTTGTAGAACCAACTGCAGAAGATAATACGCTAGCTGAAATAGGTTTAGAAAGTGAATACGAACCAATAATTATGGCAGGTGTTGCAGCACAAATAATGGCAGGTAGAGATATACCAACAGCTACTACAGACTACATATCAGACCAATTAGCTACACAATCCTTTCCTGTAGAATCTGCAGCTAGGATAAGAAACTCTTTATTGGCCTATCAAAGAGCTTTGATACAGCAGGCTAGAAAAGATTTAAGAGCTAGGTATCCTGAACCAGTAACAATAAATAACTTGAGTTATGGATAATGCCTAGAATTGCATCAACTATTAATATTTCTAACCCTAAAAGATATGGGTATGATGTCAGAATAGATGATATATTATTACGTTCTGCTGTTGGTCCAGGTAGAGAAATGCAAATACAATCATCAGATGTACAAGAAGGACAGATAAATGTTAAACAAAATCCTGAAGATTTTACTTCTAACTTAGGCCGTAAGTTCTCTCGTAATAACTTTTCAGGTGGTCAAGGATTAGATACAGCACACAGAGTTAATGGTAATCCTAAAGATGTAACTAGATTTTTTGACAGCAAAGGGGTAGATGTATTTCACGCAGATGATGAAACAGCTTATAGTGCTAAGTTACTACACACAACAACAACACAAAGTCAAAGTTTTAGTGCTGATAATAACTATTTAGCACAAATTACAAATGGAGATGTATTCGTAACTGACGGTACAACCATACATAAGTATGATTTATCAGCAGAATCTTGGTCTGAAATATCATCTAGTACTACAGGAGCTACACATAACTTTACAGGGTTAGTTGCAGTAGGAGACAGAATGTATGCTACAACTGCTAACGGTACTTCAGGTTCACAGTTAATAGAATTTACAGGTAGTTCCTGGGTAGTAAGAACTACAGACCAGGCCTCAAATGGTTTAACAGGTATACATTTTGCTAAGGGTCAGTTGTTTATATCAGGAGATGATGGAACTGTAGGTTACTTGTGGGGTATAAGTCCTATAGGACAAACTTGGGATTCTAGTGATTTAACAGAAGCTAGTGCAATAGTAACGTTTGATAATAGTTTTAGTATAACATCTGTGATAGATGCAGGTTCAGTGGTTTTAGCTGCGTCAACAAGCGGGGATATATTTTCAATAAAAGATATAACAGGCACTATGACACTGAAAGGTCAGACCAATATACCTTTTGAAGAAGTACATTCATTAGCTGCATCTGAAGGTATTGTATTTTTTGGAACAAAAGAAAAAACAAAATCTGTAGGTAGATTTTATACAGCTCAGCTAGTTACTGCTGATGACTTATACGTTGTAGCACAAAGACAATTAATAAAAGAATGGGATATAACAGGTGTAGATAGTACACCAAAATTTATGTTTGTATCAAGAGATAGTGTTTACTGTGGTGTAAAAGAAAGTGGTAGTGAGACATTTTTGTGGAGATATTACTTACCAACTGCAGGTTTTGCTAGAAACATAAAGATGGGTGCAGGTGGATTTGTTACTGGTATTACACAAGTAGAAGGTAAGTTTATGGTGGTAGTAGCAGCAAGTGATGTATATTTAGAAACATCTGCATTTGAATCTGAAGGTTATATATTGTTATCTGCTGCAGATTTCTTTACTGCTGAAGCAAAACAATTTGTAGGTGCAGAGATGTCTACACAAACTTTAGCTTCAAATACCACAACAGAATTATTTTACTCTACAAAATTTGAGGCATTAGATAATCCTAGTGATTCAAGTTTTATAGAGGCTATAGTACAAACAACAGGCACAGGTGACGTAGAAAAACAGATAGCTGAAGTATCAAGGTTTATAGTAGGTAAAGTTATTCTTAAAACTTCTGATGGTATAAATACACCTAAAGTAAAATCAGTACAGTTTCGTGCATTAGCAAGGCCTGAACTTGTAGTTGCACAAATACCTGTAAATGTATCAGATAGAGTAGAAAGGCCTAATCGTAAACCTATAAAAGTAAAAGGTTTAGGTGAAGCAATATATTCTGAGTTACGTACAAAAGAAGGTGCGTCTGTTACTTTAGAATTATTTGACCCTGCTGAAGTTATCCGTGGTGTGGTAGAAAGAATAAGCTATCCAATAAATTCAAATGTTGAAAGAGGAAGTGTAACCCAGTATGCTATAATTACGGTGCGTGGTACTAGACAGCAAACTGTTACAGATGTAACTAGCACAGAAGTGTTTGGTATTCAGCAATTAGGATTATTGAAATTTGGAGCATAGATGACATTACAGACAGCTACATACAGTAACTTTTTTGAGACAACACTAAATGGTATTGTAGCATCAGGTGCTACTAACTGTACATTAACAGCAGCACCTACAACAAATGGAACTACTCCAATAGCTGCACCGTATTATTTAGTAATAGACCCTGACAATGCTTCTAACAGAGAAGTTGTATTAGTAACTGCATCCTCAGGTACAACAGTATCAGCTATGACTAGAGATGTAGAAGGTAGATATACTACTGACCCAACACACGTAGATGGTACAACCGTACGTATGGCCGTTGTAGGTGAAATGTTTGAAGATATTCACGACAGAGTAAATGACATAGCACTTACTGGAGATATAACAGGAACCATAAGTAGTTCAACGCAAGATATAGCTACAAGTTTTGGTAGTGGTGTTATTGTTAACGCAGATGTAAATGCTAGTGCTGCTATAGATGCCTCTAAAATACACGACGGTTCAGTATCTAATACAGAATTTGGACATTTAGATGGTGTATCATCTGCAATACAAACACAGATAGACAACATATCAGCAGGTGCAGTAACACTTACAGTACCTATAACAGTCAAAGTAGCTGATGATGGTTCAGGTTCACAAAATGTTTTTTACTTTTTATCAGGTACAGATTCAGGTGCAGGAACTAGGTCATCTAATTTTATATTCAAGATAGGTTTTAAATATAAGTTTGATACATCTGACAGTTCACTAGCAACTCACAACTTTAAATTTTCATTAACACAAGATGGTTCGCATAACAGTGGTTCAGAATTTACAACTAACGTAACAACTGCAGGTACACCAGGTAGTTCAGGTTCATCTACAACAATAGAGATTACACCTGAAACTTTAGGTATAGCAGGAGCTACATCAACACTTTACTATTACTGTTCTAGTCATAGCGGTATGGGTGGAGATGGTGCTATAAACTTATACTCATCAGGTGGTGGCGGTGGTGACATCCACGGTTTCTTATTGATGGGAGCATAATATGGGTATGTTAATGATGCTCAAAGAAGGTGGAAGTTTAGTAATAGATACTATTGGTAACTTACCTATAGACGAAGATATAGATTTACTGCCTGAAGCAACTGTATCATTAAATGTAGATTTACAATTAATGTTATGGTCTGATACAGGTTTCGCATTACAGTACCTAGATGTGGATGAAATGCTATTATTAGGTGCATAAGATAAAATATGATAATATAGGAGATATATGGCAAACGAATATAAGATATTAGCACAACACGCAGGTGGTACATCCGCTACCACTTATGCTGTGCCTGCTAGCACAAGTGCTATTATTTCATCTGTAGTTGTTGCAAACAGAGCTTCCTCTGCGAAAACATTTAGGATAAGTGTTTTTCCTAGTGGTGGTTCAGGAACTGCTGACGCAAGTTACTTAGCCTTTGATACATCTGTTGCTGCAAATGATGTAGTAACAATGACTTTAGGTATAACTTTAGCAACAGGAGAATCACTGCAACTATATGGTGAAGATACTAATATTTCAATAAATGCTTTTGGAACACAAATTACATAATCGGAGAAACTAATGGGTTTTAAAAGACTAGCATTAAATGATGGTGCTTCTGCACATATAAGCAGAGGTGATGACCTCAATGCAAAAGCTATGACACTTGTTCAAACAAGCAATAGTAATGGCTCATTTGCACCTGATAGCAATAACACCAAATACCAAGTGTTTGCCGTTGGTGGTGGTGCAGGTGGAGGAGGTTGGCGTGCAGGTGGAGGGGGTGCAGCAGGAGCTGTATTCTTTGAAGGCGTACAATTTAGTGGTACTTCTAATATATCTATAGGTAGTAGAGGTAATGGAGCTAACTCAGGTCAATTTTTAAATGGTGGTAATGGTGGCACTACAAGTATGAATGCTGCAACTTTTATAGCTCAATCAAATAATAAAAATACTTTATCAAATGTATCTGTAGCAG